CCCAGCTGCTCCGGGGCCAATCACTATGTACGATGTGTGTGCCTTCCGGAATATGTTAGCCACTATTTTTGCACGTGAGAGCGAATTAGACTTTGCCCGCGAGCTGGCTGCAGTTGTGTCAGTTCGCTATCCGACTATGGTCTCGTCTAACCCTGCTGCTGATTCGCCCATCATGGATAAGTCGTCTCCTGGAGCCACTGCCATGCAGTCGGTATTCGGTATTAGTCCCACGTCTGCTGCAGGTCCCGCGCCGTGTAAGGTGTCTCACAGCGACTTTTGGATTGGTGAGTTAGCTTCAACTTGGTGGAACAAGATTGCCAGTGGCGCTTATATGGCCTCCGCTGATGAGAGAGGGAAATACCCAGTTGAGTCACGAGTATTTGACGCTTGTCCTCGGTTGGTTCAGTATTGTGAGGTTATCGCCCGGACATACGCTGTTACCACGCAATTCATTTTTGCCAAAGAGATGTGCTCGGCCAACACGTGGAACGGTATCTTCACTAATGCTACCAACAGTGCAGTACTCACGCACCTTAGAGGATATTTTAGCGAAGGTGCTGCACAGGCTGGGGGCATTGTGTGTTCCAGGTGGGGTGAGGACGTCGCGCGTATTCACTCAACGATCAATGGGTGTAGTTGTGCCGCCGATGCCCACGCGATGACGGTGTACGACTATGTCAACATGCCACAGGCGGGAATTTTACCTATTCATTCTTGGATTGGGGACTTGATGTTGACCCCAAGTCCTTGTATTTTGCCAGACATCCACTACAATTTGTCGGTGGTCGAGATGTGTCTTGGCATGGCTCCTTCTTGGCGACCAATCATGGATTAGTGGGGGTGTCTAACTCCCAGTACGAGATCCAAGACCTGACAGGCGGAGCTTTATCTATCGCGGAAGATCCCCGTATGTTCGCCAACAAGGTGGGCTATCGAAGTAAGCCAGTGTATCGTGATGACTTCGCCTTCAATTCGCGTCTGATTTGGCATGGCTTCGCTGCTCAGTTGTATCAACCGAGTGTGGGCGTTGTGAACTTGGGCCTACCTGGCCCGGGACACATCGTGTGCTCTAAACTGGTTCAACCCGACCAGTATTGTCGTAACTTGGTGAATAACTCTCTACTGGTGGCGTGTACCCATTGGATCCCTTTTATGACCAACACCGGTATTCGGTTGGTGCTGGGGGTCACGCCTGCAGCCGGAGCTGATCGAATGTCCCAGATTTTAGCAAAGATTGGTGAGGTATCACTCGATGCATGGATGCTCCGTAAGGTGACAGTGGTGCCGAACTTAATTACCAGTTCTGCTGCCGGAAGCGTCGACGACTGGTTTAAGGGTCGCAGATCGGCAAAAAACTCGAATCCCAGCTCCGAGCCGGCAGCGGACGTTGGAGATTCGCCAGATCCGTCGCCCGATGCTTAGGCGTCTTGGGTGACATGGCCAGCAGAGAAGCGTGGGACAAGTTTCGGTCCATGCTTGGCTCTGAGTTGGCCGTGGGTCTGTCGGTTGCCGCGAGTAATGTTGCCAATCAAAAGGAGATTTTATCCGGCATGGAGTCGCCTCTTGTGCTCCCTGACCCCCAGACCACTCCTAAGTGGTCATGGGTTAGGTTAAGGCAAGGGGTCCCTCGATTGGCACATGTAGCTCGTGTGGCGAAGGAGAGTGTGAGTAAGTTGTTGTATATGTGTAAGAATAAACGTGATTTTGGTGACCTCAGTGAGGAGCTGTTTCCTGTTAGGTCTAAGACGGACTTGTCATTAAGACGTACCAGACTGCGAGATTGGTGGGGTCTGTATCGGTCTAAGGGTCGTATCAAGGAGATGGACGAGGTGTTGTGCGCCATGCCGGTCGGTTGTGACCTCATCTGGCTCACCAACATGTTGGCCGCTGTTTGGCACTTTGGTATCAAGTGGTTTGTGAGATGGTTGTCGTTGGGAGCATTCTCTTCTGGCGTCGAACACTTCATCACTGTGACCAAGTGGGTGCATGATCGTGTCAAGACGACCGGTCTTGATGACCCGCGTTGGCTGCTTTATGTGGAGTGTAACGGGTTGACGGGTTACCGAAACCCACCGTTCCCGGGATTCGACGTATTGGCCGAGGCTAAGGCTCTGGCCCATGGGGGAGTTGAGCACAACTACTTCGGGATGCGCTGGCCAGACTTATGTTCTGAGTTTATCCCTTTGAACATTAAACCGGTGCCTTGGATCTCGTTTTCGGATTGGATCCGGGGAGGAGAGTGGCTCACCTCTGGTTCTAGTAGTGTAGGTAAATTGGAAGTCCAGGTCGAGGGGAAAACCGTGAGGATCAAGGCGCGCAAAAATATGGTGTGCGATGTCGTTGAGATGGACGATCTGGTTCGAATGGCTATGGATCAGGAAGGGCAGACTAACGTCACGGTCATTAAATCTGAGCTGGGTAAGATTCGTCTAGCTGTAGCCGGGGATCTGATTACTTATCTCCGTATGGCTTGGGTCAACCGTATGTTGAATGGTGCTTACTACGAATGGCCGGGGAATACCTCCGAGGAGAGTTTCAGCCAGCAAACGGATAGGATGTTGAAGATGTTGAGTCTATGTGCCAAGATGGTGGGTCTACCTTATGACTATAAGGGGTTTGATCACCAGCCGACAATGTCTGAGATTGTGGGTATTGTTTCCCATTTGCTCAACGCCGTCAAAGGCACCTTGACTGCTGCCCACGTTGACGAATTTACGCGGATAGCCGATGCCATTATTCGGGGGTTCTCGCTAGCTGAGCTTGTAACGTATCTCGACGGTCAGAAGTCTACTGAGCATGTGACGGGCGGTCTCATGTCTGGCTTACGGTGG